CATGCAAGCATCCTAGCTTTTCAACGAAAATTGAAATCGAAGTAACAAAAGTTCTTGAGGAATCCGTTGTAGGGAAAATTGTAGAATGCGACCCAGCGGACGAACAACTTGCGAAAGATTTACTTGGATTAACAGTTGTGAATTTTAAAAATATCTGGTGGACAGTGCAAGAACCACCTAAAACGGAATCTAAAAAAGTAGAAGTAAAAGTAACCAATCCAAGAAAAATAGGCGATAAAACCAAAATAAAATCGATTCTTGTACACTTTTCAGATGGTCGAGTTCAAAAATACAATACTGCACGAGAAGTCGATTTGTCACTAGGTTACAAGAAAGGTTTTGTCTATCGAACGCTAAACAGATATCAAAAGACAAAAAAACATGGGGTTGTATATGTCGAGTATGAAGATAGTGGCAGAACAGAACCGCTGGATTTCAACAAAGAGGCTCCTAAAAAAGGCGCAATTCATTCGTTTATTAAAAACGATAAAATTATAGCTGAGGGAACGATCGCAGAGCTTGCGAGGGAAACGGGCTATTCCAAGCATATGATTAACTGGTTTAAGTATCACGGAACCAATCCTAAAGTCGTAAAAAAAGAGGGATAGCATGGACGATTACAACGAAATATTTTGGGACAATGTCATTCGATGGCAAAAATATAGAGGATATACTAACAAAGTAATGAGCGAAAAATTAGGAATTACTTTGCCTAGCTACAACAACGTTAGAGTTACACGACCAGGCATAAGCACGAAAAAATTAAATCGTTACACCTATGCATTAAACTGTGAACCTGCTGATCTTTTTGATACATGGACAGATGAAGAATGGGAAAAATTTGTTGAAAGGGAAAAGGAGGAATGAATATGAGTGAATATAAAGCAGGCGATAAAATCTACTTCAAAGGAAACCTGGGAGAAATTATAAGAGTAACACAAGATGAAAATGAGGCATTACTTGAAGTAGCTCTTACTCAAACACGAGTGGCCTACTTAAATCCTAGTCAACTTGATCTATATCCTTTTGCAGAGCAACTCAACGAGAATCAGCAAATGACTCTAAAAAAGTTAAAAGAAGAATATCCATATCGTGAAAGCGTTCTATCGACAATTTATTGGGTTATTGAGTACGATAATGAACCAGATATTGATGACAAAGAGACCACACAAGTTCTACAGGTGTTTTTTGATTGGGTGTTGGAACAGGAGGAAGAATGATGGAACTCAAAAAGCTAACTGAAAAAACACTTGAAATATTTGGCGCTGAAAGCACCGGCGAGTTAGTGTTAAATATTATGAAAACAGTAGAAACAAACGATTTTAACATCTACCAAAAATTTGAAGAACTCGTTGAGGACCTGAGCATCGATTGGTTGCAGAAAATATTTCAGTACTATCTAGCGGATAGAAAAGAAAAAAAGCAAGACTACACGCCAAAATCATTGGCAAAACTCATGGCTAAAATTGCACTTAAAAATAATGACGGTTTAATCGTTGATATGTGTGCTGGTAGCGGCGCTTTGACTATCCAAGCGTGGAATTTAAACAAGGACTTAGAATTTGAATGTTTAGAATATGATGAAAAAGTATTGCCAATACTAATTTTTAATATGGCAATACGTAATATTAGATCGACGGTGAAGCATATGGATGTTTTGCAAGATGAAATTTTAAATATATACAAAATAGAGCCAACAGAAAAATATGGGAAAGTGGTGAAACAGTATGGCAATAACAATCAGCAATCCGCCGTATAACCTTAAATGGCAACTTCCGTTTTTCGCTAGTTCTCAGCCTAGATTTGATTTAGGGGTACCGCCAGAAAGCAAT